TGCCATTTACACCTGAAGTTCCTGAAGAACCTGTTGTACCTGAAGTGCCACTTTCGCCTGAAGTTCCTGAAGTGCCATTAGCACCTGAAGTTCCTGAAGAACCTGTTGTACCTGATGTTCCTGATATACCTGATGTACCCGAAGTTCCATCAGCACCTGAAGTTCCATTAGAACCTGTAGTACCTGATGTGCCTGAAATACCTGATGTGCCACTTGAACCGTTTGCACCTGAAGTTCCATTAGAACCATTTGAACCTGAAGTTCCTGATATGCCTGAGGTACCTGATGTGCCATTTTCACCACTTGTACCTGCTGTACCTGTTAAACCTGAAGTGCCACTAGCACCTGTTGTACCTGATGTGCCATTTTCTCCAGATGTACCTGAAGTTCCTGTTAAACCTGAAGTTCCTGATATACCTGAAGTACCGCTTGTACCGTTAGCACCTGAAGTTCCGTTAGAACCAGTTGTACCTGAAGTTCCTGAAATACCTGAAGTTCCTGAAGAACCCGTTGTACCTGAAGTACCACTTTCTCCTGAAGTTCCGGATGTACCATTAATTCCTGAAGTTCCTGAAGTTCCATTAGCACCTGAAGTACCTGAAGTACCGTTTTCACCTGAAGTTCCTGATGTACCTGTTAAACCTGATGTGCCATTTGTACCTGTTAAACCTGATGTTCCTGCTGTACCACTTGAACCAGATGTTCCTGAAATACCGCTAGTTCCTGAAGAACCAGATGTTCCAGTTGTACCGGATGTACCGTTTTCGCCTGAAGTACCTGAAGTGCCATTAGCACCTGAAGTACCTGAAGTGCCATTTACAGCACTTGTACCTGAAGTACCATTAGCACCTGATGTACCTGATGTACCTGTAGCACCCGATGTTCCACTTGTACCTGTTAAACCTGATGTTCCTATTAAACCTGATGTACCTGATGTACCACTTATACCTGAAGTACCGCTTGTACCTGAAATACCTGCTGTACCACTTGAACCACCAAAACCACTTGTACCTGAAGTAACATTTACATATCCTAATTGTCCAGATGCTGTATTATATGTTACAATAGTAACTATATCTTGTAAAGGTAATGTTGTAAAATTTACACTACCTGTAACTCCTAATGAACCTGTAATTTGTGCTGAACCTGTAAAAGGAAAACCACTTGCACTACTACCTGATATTAATGCTTGGTTTAAAGTTTGACCTACATATTTGTAAGCAGTAAGATATAATTTAGCAGATGTTAAAGGATCATTTTGTGTAAATTCTAAAACACCTTGTTTATAATCAAAAGTATAATCGTTAACTGATACTACAGTAGCTGTTGCTGCTGTTGCTCCAGTTGTAAGGACTACGTTATATGCTGTATTAGGAGATGATGATTCAGCATCATACGGACCTAAAGTTGGTATAGCATATTTGTTAGATATAAAACTTGTTAATTGATTAGTTTGAATTACTTGATTTGATACTGATGCTGTATTAGATGAACTAATAGCAAACCAAACAGGATACACACTTCCTGAAGCTGGTCCAGGAGTTAAAGGTAATCTGTAGTAATATTGTAAAATATTAGTAGAACCAGAAGCAACAAATAAACCGTTTTGACTAGAACCTGAATAAGGAATATTTGAAGAAGGAATTTCATTTTGCTGAGTATAGATTTCACCTGAGTTTATATCTAATACAGAGGTGTATGCTTCCTGACTGTCAAAAGTTGCTTCAGTATACCTTTTACTTTGTAGTAATCTATTCGATTTTATATTTTTATCAAATGCCATTTTTTATCTTGTGTTAACTGAATGATACTGTAATTGATGAAACGGGGGTAGCTGGTTGGCCATTATATCTTACCATAATTATTAAATCTTTATAAGCAGATGTTAAAATCTGATTAAGAGTATCTGTAAGAGGAATTGTGTAAGTTGTTCCTACAAGACCTGAACCTCCTTGGTTATTTCCTTTTATATCAATTGCTGTTGTAAAAGGATTTAAAAAATTATCATTTGCTTGATTTGTTGCTATTGATAAATTTAATAAAGCACTTGGATCAAATAAAACAGCTCTTGGTAATGTAGAACCACCACCACTAGGAATAGCAGTACCTGCTACTGATGAAGAAAACATAATTAAAGCAGAAACAGCATTATTAGCTGAACCAGTCCATGATGTTAATACTTGTCCTAAGTTTAAAGTCATTGTACTATAAGCAGTTCCATTTGTTTGGAATGCTCTAGCATAATATTTGTATGTTTGAGCTTCACTTGGATTTGCTAACCAATATCCGTTAGCTGTAGAACCTGAAGGTTTTACTAAAAATCCTGGTTTTACTTGTAAATCTAAAGCACCTAAATTGTAAGCATCATATGAAGCTGTAATGAATTTAGTACCATTAGCATACGATCCTGATAATAATGGATCTGTTATTTTAATTCTATATGTTTCTCCACTAAATAATTCTGTAGTACCTGTTAAGCTACCACCATCATATCCTTGTGCTCTACCATAGTAAGCCATTGAACTTGATGCTGCTGGTTGTCCAAAAGTACCTGCAGTAAAATAAGTTATTGTTTGTGTAGTTAAAGTAGATTGAGTACCGTTTTTATTAACACCTCTTGTTAATAAACTGTAAGTAGTAGTACCTAATCCTGTTTGATTAATATTTTCTGCTCCTGATGAACCAGCATCGAATGTAGCTGAACCAGTAAGTTTTACTATATCCGTTTCAAACGGTATAGTACCAACTGTCCTTGCAGTAGCACCTGTTGAATCATAAATAGCATTTGCTGTTTGTACAGTACCACCTAATGTTGATGCTGCAGTAGTTCCTGCTAATGTTACTAAAGCATCTGATTCATTTAAATCAGCAATTGTAGCTGAGTTAGCATATAATGGATTAAATAATCCTGTTGCTGAGGAAGAAATTGCCCAAGTAGCTGTTAATAAATAAGGAGCTCCTGATAATGAACGTGATGTAGCTGTTAAAGCAACATTTCCAAAATTTGTAGCTGCTAATGTATTAGCAGGAATTGTTAAACTTCCTATTGGAGAATAAAATATTCTTGTTGTATCAATTGCAGGAGTACTATAAGGTGAACTTCCTGATTGTATCTTTACAGATGCACTAATATGATACCAACCTGAAGCGCTTACACTTGTAAGTGTTCTTCCACCATTGTATAAACTTGAAGTATAAACATTGGTAAATAAACCATCTTGATAAGCTGCTGGAATTACTGTTGGGTTTGATGTATTAATTTTAGCTAATGTTAAACCATTTGCTGATCCAAAAGTAGCTTGGGATAATAAATTTTCTGATTGGGAAGTAGCTGTACTAGTTTCATTATTATTATCGGAATAAAACCAGTTAATAGTTCCAGAAACATTAAATTGAGTTGGACCACCACTTGTTAAAGCTCCTAATCCAAATAATTGAGCGTTTGCTGAAGATGATACTGTAGTAGAACCAGCAGCTAAACTTGAATAATTAGATGAAAAAGTTGATGTACTATATATAGTTTTACCAGAAAATAGAGTTGAACCAACAGGTGCAAATCCTTGAGCAGTTAAATAAATAATATCTGTATTAGTTGAACCTGAAGGTACAGATCCTGCTGGTGCAGTAGATGTTCCGTTATTTAACTGATTTTCAGTAAGAGTAGTACTGTATGTTTTAGTATTTGGAGCCGCATCAGGTGCTGAAGCACTTAATAATCCTGCTATAAATCTTAAAATTTCAGATACGTCTGTATTACTTGTAAAGTTATTAAAATATGAACCTGTTAAACCTGAACCCCAAGCATTTGAAGTTGGAACTCCAGCGTTAACATTGTAAAACCATCCTGATTGGCTTAATACTAAAGCATAATTATTTGCTGCTTGAGAAGCTGTTGTTGATACGGGTGCTAATCCTGCAGGTTGTAATGTACTTCCTGTGATTTTTAAAGAAGAAGTTGTAAAATATACATCTGTAGAACCTGATTGTTGAAAAATTCCTGTTCCACTAGAACCTGTATTTACAGTAATTGGAAATGTTGAACCATCACCTTTAGTAAATGTAATTGTATTTAAATTTACACTTGCTGTAGTTAATAATGAACCTGTTGATTGGGTTATACCTGAAGTTCCTGAAGAACCTGCTGTTCCTGAGGTTCCTGAGGAACCATTTGCTCCTGAAGTTCCTGAAGAACCATTTGCTCCTGAAGTTCCTGAAGAACCATTTGTTCCTGAGGTACCAGCCGCACCTGAAGTTCCACTTGTTCCAGAAGTTCCTGCAAAATTACTTACTGGGGTATAACTAAATATTCCAGAACTTGTATTATAAGTTACAACTTGGTTAGGAGATAAACTTTGAGATAATCCAAAAACTACAAAAGGTTGTGAACCTGAAATTACTAAAGATCCAGTAATTACAGCTGAACCTGAGAATGGAAATCCTGAGGTTGCTGAGCTGGTTACAAATACAGTAACACCAGTAGATTCAAATGAACTTAATACAAAAGAACCACTAAAGTTTATGATAGGTACACTAGAACTTACTAGAGTACCATTTTTATATATATCAAGAGAACCACTTCCTCCACCCCCACCTGCGGTAGGGTCGACGTTATATACGCCAACGGGAACTTGGTCAAGAAATCTAACTATGGCCATTATTTATTTTTAGGTTTTATCCATTATAAATATGACAGACTAAGGTATCAATCCGGTTCTTTTTTGATTTTCTAAAGATTTTAATGCTTATTTTTCTGTAATAGTTCCATCCCCATTATCTTGACCTGTATATAGGGCATCGATTGAAGAAGCTTCAACTGAAAAAAGTACCTTTGTTGTGTCTGTATATTTTTTTAATGAATTTATATCTTTTTGTAAAATTTCTGGAACGATATATCCATTTAATTTTATATTAAAAGTACTTCTTACAATACGTTCATCGTTATTAACTAATTCAGTTTGGAACCCAAATGAATCAATCATTGCTTTAAATTTGTATCGTTGAGGATCACCCCAATATGCGTCTGAAGCATATTCAATTGCTTCTACTATTTTATTTAATTGTTCTACATAATATGTAAAAGCAATACATGTATAAGTAATAGTAATATAATCCGGAATTACAGTTGCATAAAATTGTCTTTCAGGAGTTCTATTATTTAATACTTTAAAATTATCGTATGAATTTCTTGGATCATATTTTTTAGTAGAAACACTGTAATTATGAGGATTATTAGCATCTAATTTATTACCAATTGTTCTATTTTTTTCTAGTGAATCACGTTTAAACATAATTAGAGGAGCCATAATTCTACCATTTTGGTCTCTATAATAACCATCCTTTTGGTATGATTTCCATTTTTCAGGAGAACCATAAATTACAGGAACAGGTAAACGTTCACCATTTTGTAAAACTGAGGGTTGTATTACATTTTCAAAATAATAAAATACAGCTTCATCAATATCTTGGATACCAATACTAAATGGTTTTACATTATCTCCTTTAAATGAAGTTTGTAATGCTCTATTAATAGGTTTAATATTAGGATCATCATAATTAGGATTACCAGCAGGAACATAATCTGATTTATGTTGCTCAACACTAATTTCTCTTTGTGTTTTTGGAGTTGGTTTATTTAATCTAGTTTTAGCCATTACATTCTTGATAATATGATATTAACACGATCCGATGGTACATAATGACACACACATTCTATATCTACGTTCCAACCAAATTTTTCTAAACCTGGATTTAATGGGTTATCTCCATTAGCATCATAATAAGGATATTGAGGATCTTTACCAAGTGTATATTGAGTAGCATTTGTATTATCTACTTCCCAATAACCATTTTGATAATTTATAATATCACCTACTTCAGGATGAAGTTCAGCCCCATATGTTCCTGGAAGTGGGTTTAAATTAGATCCAAAGCTCATACTAGCATTAAAATCATATCTTGGACTTAATAAATCATCACGTAAAAATCTAAAAGTAATAGGCCAATCAAAATCAACACCTAAATCACTTGTAGGAGAAGTTGTACCTCCAATTTCTATTAAAGCAAATAACATAACAGGATCAGCAAATGTTCTTCCTTCTGCTGCTTCTCCATACATGTTAACTGTTGTATTAGCTACATTATATTTGTAATAAATTACTTCTTGAGATATAATATTTCCCATCAACTCACGGTTGACTTTTCGGAACATACTTATATCTCTTGCCTCACCGTATAATGCCATATTATCCTATAAAGATTGTCATTGGTACATTATTAATTTCAGCAACTCTAGCTACTGATTCTGCTTGTCTTCTTTCAAGTAATGCTTGACGAGAAGTTTGATCAAAATATTCTCTTAATCTTACAATTAATGCTTCTCTTTCTGTAGCAGCAGATGAAACTAAATTATCTCCATTTAATGTTACATCTGAGCCTGGAATTGGGATTGTTGAATATTTGTTTCTTACTAATCCTAAAGCATCTTTAGCTCTAGCTAAAGTATATTCAAAAATCCAACTTCTACCAATTGAATTAATTTGTGTATAAACAGGATTTACATAAGGTACATTTGATGTATTTGAAATTTTATTAGTACCATCTCCAAACGCTGAGTCTAGTCTGTCTTGAATTTTAATAAAATCAAATACTAAATAAATACCATAATCTAATCCACCTTCAAATCCATCTTCTCCAAAAGCACCAGTACCTGGTACTGGAAATACAGAAATAATATTATTTACAATATTAAAGGTATAATTTGAAAGTGTTACTTGATTCATCATTTCGATTGCCTGCATGTTTTGCATAGTAAAACTTGTAGGCATCATTAAATAAGTAGCAGAACCATATCCAAATCCATATAAACCAGCAGCAGGAACACCTCCTAAACCACCTTGTCCTGCTAATAAAGCAGGAGAATATAATTGACTAATTGCTGGGGGTGCTTGATAATAAACATTTTTAATTTCAATTCCACCTACAATTCCTTCATCTTCAGCCCATTTTGATAAATCATAACGTTGTTGTCCTGGGATTAAAGGTAATCTACCTTTTAACCAATTTACGTTACCACCTGCACCTGCTTCTTCACCATATTGTTGAGATAATCTAACAATAGGGGCCATTGTAGGAGTAAATACAGAGTTATTAACATTTAAACTCGTTGAAGCTCCCTCTAAAGACAAGTAATTATCTCTTGT